AAGTGAATAAAAATCATCACGATGAGGAAGGTTTGAACGGAGCGCACCGGGACGAGGACGATCCGAGAAATCTTCTGTCGTGTATTGGCTTTGCGGAATAACCTGAGGACGCGCAGGGAAATTGTCCGTAACATAGGGATTCTGGGCCATTGCCTGAGGACGAGCGGGGAAGTTGTCTGTGACGTATGGATTTGGCGCTATCGCCTGAGGACGCGCAGGGAAGTTTGATTGCGGAGGTGGCGACATGGCGGGGACACGCGACCGCGCTGGCATTGTCCGATTAGGGTTCTGTGGGGAATCAGGAAAACCTAATGCTTTAAACGCAGAGTTGTAAAAATCTTGCATACCCTGTGGCGGTTTTGGCATTTCGGTTGGAACTGGTGGGCCATTTAAACCCATTGCACCAAATGCAGAATTGTAAAAGTCCTGCATGCCCTTTGGCGGCACAAGCGATTTCCCTTGGTTTAAATCACGCTTGGAATTCATCCCCAATTTATCAAAAATATTTTGATACATTTTAGGAAGTGAAGGCAAATAGGACCCGCCACCAGTAGGGTCGCTATCAGGTGACTGCGTGAAGGCGTCTCTTTCGTCGCCGTATTGAAAACCATCTGACATTGCCGCCTCCGTTATTTTATAAAATTACACTGAATTTCAGTTTTTTGATAGTGCCATTACACCGTTAAATTATAGAAAGCCAAAGAACCAAACCCCGTTCCAGTTGCTCCAATACCGCGCATAGCAACAGTATACGTGTCACTAGAAGCAAAACCATTTCCCGATAAGGAAGCGGCAAAGCCAAGTTGTAAATCAAAATTGTAACCAAAGGGCGCTGTAAAACCTACTTTCCCTTGTATGCCTGAAGCAATATAATCAGACTGAACAATGTTGTTATCTGTTGCCGTGCAAGCTGTGGCGGAAACATCCGTGTCAACCTGACCACCCGCCAAAGCGCCGGTTGTCCATGACGCCCCTGTAAGGGTAGCATTTTTGATAAAAACAACTTCAGCGTTAAAATTAATTCCAGATGGCAAAACGGAAATTGAAGAAGGTATTACTATTGCACCATAATATGATGAATTAACCCGAATTGAAACAATGGGCGTAAAAGTTAACCCTGTATTGCTTGCTATTGATGTTCCTGTTCCAGAATTCCTAGCAACATATGGTTGTGAAATTTGTTCATACCCGCCCTCTGATACGACGGTGGAACAAATCATTTGTAAGGTTGAAGCACCAGAAGTTGCGCCTGTTGTTGCTATTTCATACCGAAGCGGCAAAATAGCCGTTTGCATATAAACTGCGGTTTGAAAATTTGAATTTTGAAACGTATGGCATGTAATGTATTGGCCGTTGATGATAAAGCCACAGCGGACATTACCAACGCCCAACCACTCCATATCAAACCAAAGAATTTGTGTTTTTGTTACATCCAGATTAACGCCCGATGGACCCGTTCCATCTAATTTGTCCCCATTCCAATTAGATTGGACAACAGTGCGGGTATTGTCTACGGAGCCACTGGTATAAGTGCGAATAGTGAATGACAACGCAGAAGATGATGTTTCTCCTTGGGAAAAATAAACACCATTATACGCACTAAAATAGCCAATTCTTTGGCGCAAATTAGCTTTTGCTGCTGCCATTGTCCAAGTTTGCAACGTTAAAAGGCTTTTTCCGGGTTGATAAGGAAACACCCGAAATGTTTGTGCCACTGTTGTTGAACCAGAAGAAGTTGTAACGTTTAAATTTACTGAGGATTTGTTGGTATTGTAAGTCGTTGTACCGCCTGTCCCGGTTGCGTATGAGTAGGAACTGTCTGCGGCAAAACGTGACTGAGCATCAAATAATGTAAATGGATTGGATATTCGTAAACGACCAAAAGCATCCACATTATTGCCATCAAACGCAACATATTGGGGGTTACTTTGTGCGCCATAGGGAGGGTAAACGTTAATAGTCATATTGCGGTTCCCGCCAATTTAAATGTTACAGTGACATCTGATGCAGAAGCCTGAATGGTAGAACCAGCCGCCAACGCTAATGACCCCTGCCATTGCACAGTCGTACTGCCATTGATAGGTGCGTTGTAAAACAATGCGTTGCTGGAAGACGCTGTACCACCTGATGGAACAAGATATATTGAAAATGTATTAACAGATAATGCGGTATTGATAATATCCACCTCTTGCAGTTGGAACTGCACATTGTTTGGAACCGTATATAATGTGGAGGTTGATGTGCTGGCTGCGCTGGGGGAAATTGGATTTCCACGTTGTAACGTGTACCAATTACTAATGTATGCCGCCAACGCATTGATGGCAACTACACCGTTTTTCTGGGTACTGAGAATATCGTCAAGACTGGCCATCAGAACCTCCCATCCAATTGATAGCGATACCTGATAGCACCAAGCCGCCAGAACGTGTCTGAATCATTGGATGATAAACCAATAGACATCAACCTCGCCCGAATACGAACAGAAATGTATTCGGTAGCCTGTGTCATGGGATATGGCCCGTACACAACTGGTGTATCACCCGGATAATTGGTTGCATAAAATGTAATATTTACGGTCGCATTTTGAACGCCGTTGTAATTTCCCCATTTCATGTCAGGCCAAACTTGGTCAATAAAAACAAGGTTATCAGCCTCATTTAACTGAAAATACCCTGTTTGCATGCTTGTTAGCATTGCATTTGTTGAATTGTTTCCTACCGCCGCGTTGTTGCCAATTTCATGTTGATATAACCAATTGTCTGTTCCCGCTCCAATTGGAGTTCCAAGGACGGACTGATCAATCCAAGCTGTACGGCCAAGCGAACCGTAATCCCATTGCTGTAGGGATACGTTGTATTTTACATACGAATCATTTTCATTGAAAAGAACCGTTCCGCCACCCAATAAGGCGCTAACCGTTGAATTTGAAACAAAAACTTGTCCAACGGTGTTTGAAGATGCACCATAAGCAACAAAATTATTAGCCACGACAGAAAACGTTTGTGCTGTTTGCGTGGAATTTGCATTGGCGCTTAAATAATATGTCCCAGTATCGCCCCTTCCATTTCCAAAACTGGCAATTGTTGTTCCTGTTGGTATGCCAGTACCAGTAATAACTTGGCCAGCAAAAATTTTACCAGACGATGGCAACGATGTAACAGTAAGAAGTTTGCTGCCTGACGTAACACTAGCGGTTATGTTGAACGAACCAAGGCTTTGAATTGTATAACTGCTTCCAGAATTCAACGCCGTATAGGTGTTTAAAGATGGATAATACCAAGCAATTTCGTTGAATTGGCTGTTGACAGCACAACGCACTTTGTCCGTTTGGTTGGTATTGATGTTTTGAAAAATTACATCCCAAACTGGGCATGGAATAATTTGAGGACCATTGCCGGTTAAAACAAAAAATTGTTTTTGTGACATCCAATAAACAATATTGTTTAATTGCCCAGCAGAATGGCGGCCTATTGCTCCGCAATTAGAACCAATTTTGTTAAACCCATAAATCAATGGCGGCCCAACATATTGCATGGCCCAACAATCCAGATCAGTCCAAATGAGACCTTGTTGCGGGCCTTGCAGACATGTCACAATCCTACTGCCATTTGGGATGCGGTATGATCCCGCTTGATTGGTGGCAGTCCCAATCCACACTGTGCTATCACCTGCGTCAGACCACCTCATAAGAAGTGCGTCTTGTTGCAAAGTGAAAGATGAGCCCCACGCGACAACTTGCCTTTCAGGCATGGCAACAAAAATACCGTCATTGACCAATGGCGCATAAGAACTAACAAGTTGGGCCTGTTGTAGTGCGCCGCCCGGAGTATATGAATAAATTGGACCGCCAGCAGGGCATGCAATTAAATTTTGTCCAAAATTATCCAATGTCCAATCTGTAGCCGTAATTGGAGTTCCTGTTGAACCTGTTTGAACAGTGCCAAGGCCAAACCCGCCGACGCCATACCCGCCAACGCCAAATCCCGTGCCTTCGGTTGCCGGTCCATTTGAAATATAATACGTACTATTAACAAACCCGGAATTAATGTTTAATGGGCCCGCTGTTGAACCCGCAGTTGTTCCAGCCGCAAAAGTAAATGTATTTTCATTTGGAACACTCGCAACAATGTAAGAGCCAAACAACGTAATTCCGCCAAGAGTGGTGGAAACGCCAATGTAAAATTCCCTTCCAATACTATACCCATGATTTGCAAATGTGCATGTAACAATATTGCTACCAGATGTGGTTTTAAATGAATAAACTGTACCGGGATAAAGTGCTGAAGTTGTAGCCGGATAATCTGCTGTTATAATGTAAGTGTTACCAGCGGGAGATTGAATGTCATAAGGCCCAGACAATACAATCCCACCAACGGAAACTGGGGTTACATAATTTACATAATCCAAGGTAGACGGTGTAAAATTAACGTCTTTAACTGTGATCGTCGTAGAACCAAGCGTCGTGGAGAAATTTGGTAATGTGTTGGTTGCAAAAACCTGAGGTGTAATTGGATTTAAATTGCCGCCAGTTAAAACGGATAAATTAGTTTGCGCCCCAATTGCCAAATTGTCTTGGTTGTTAAGGTCTTTCCACCCCTTTAACGCCCTAACAACAGAAGACATGGCCGTACCATAATATGCTTTCCAGCCTCCAAGTTTTTGGATAAGGCCCATATTATCCCGCTCCGGTAAAAACCGAGCAAGTTGGGTGGACGAGTAAGCCGCCTCATTCAATGCTGGCGTTTTAATAACATCAACGCCGGGTTTTAATTTAAGTGTTGCGTGGGGCATGGATTATCCCCTTGGTGGCGTTGCAATAGGAGAAGGCGATTGCGAACCCCACGCAGCCGATTGGAATTTCTTCCGACACTCTTCCACCGTAGCACCTTTTATGAGGGCCTGATACTGCGACTCATAACTTTGGGCCATCTGCGGATCATCAGATTGGCGGCCAAAATTTCGCTGGTATGCGGACACGTAAATCATGGATGCCATAATAAACAGATCGGGCAAATATGTGGAAATAAACGTTGTCGTGTTGTTGGAAGAAAGGGACGCGGAATGAATTGTTCCCGTTAACGTCAGTGGATACACAGCGTCAGGATACGGCCCAAGCAAAATGTACTGACTTGTGTTTCCAGTCGTGGCCGAATCGCCGCCATAAACAGCGAATACGGTAGGACGGCCAGCACTGTCAGAACTGTTGTAGACATTTTGAATATACTCTTTTGCCACCGCCGTTAACGGGTAAATCTTACCATTTGCGGTTACTTGGATGGTTTGGAGCGTGATGAAAGCGGCTGTGGGTATAGTCAGAAGGTTTGTAATTGTGGACGTGGAATAGGATGAGTTATCGTAAACCTGAGATGATAAAAAATCCAAATCACGTTGAATGCGTAATTCTGCATATGAAATAGCCATAGGCAAAATGATTTGAAAATTGGCGTCACTTTGTGGAACAACGGCCATCGTAGCAATTTGCTGCGTGTATGTGCTATACGTCAGGCCAGTTGTCATGGTCGTTTACCTTATTAGAACGGCGGACTTTGAGGCTGCAATGGCGGCTTTGATATTTCTGCAATTTGAACCGCAATCATATTTTCAACGCCAGTGATGCTTATCCGTTCAGAAACCCATTGCATCGCCATTTCTTGCGTAATTTCGTTGTAAGGAACAAATTCCGCAGGATTTGGAGACCCAAGTTTTACTGTACCAGAATTGGAAGATGAAACATACCCATCGCTCCCCGTGCAAACCCAATTTATGGCGGTAACTACGTTTTGTAGCCCGTCGTAAATTGGGTCAACGATAAACTGAGGAAATGTCCAATTGTACTGCATTAACTATTTCCTACAAACTGGCGGGTGGAATGGGCCATATTACGGCATCAATGTTTTGCGTTGTAATGTTTCGCAACTCCTGACGATAAGTTGCCCATTTTTCCTTCATATCCAAAGATAGTGGGCTATCGCCTACTTGCGTCCAATCCGATTTGGACAACAAAGCGTTTCTTTCAAAACGCAGTTCCGCCAATTTTTGCGTTTTTAATTCTAGTTCACGGTCAGGAACTTCAATAATTTTCCAATTCCTATACCATTTACCATCTTTTTGAATAGCACCATCCCATTCCGCCAATTGGTTGATGTTCACAGCGGGTGGGTCTTGGGAATATACCGGCTCCGCATTTGCATCAAAAATTGTCTGCATGACATCTTCTGTCACGGACAATGTGTTTACCTTTGTCCACGAAATGAACTGATTAGCCGTCAATATGTCGCCCGTCTGATAAAACCTGACGGCCACAATATTCAAACTATTAAAACTATTGATGTTCATGTTGTTACCTATGAAAGATTATATACGATGTTTTTATGTGTACCTGTACCAGCATCTGTAACACCAGCGGTAACGTTACCGCGCACCAATACACCTATGATGTTGTAATAATCAGATGCTCCGGTGTTAACCAAAATTCCTGAACCTTGTTGATTAGTTGCGCCTATGTAACCGCTTCCAGAAAATCCTCCAACAACGCTAAAATTGCTAACTCCGGCACCAAATTCTATTCCATGTTTGCCGCCGGAAGAAGCTGTTGAATTGCAAGACACTTGCGGGTTTTGGATAACAACATAGGATGCATTTACAACCCCAATGCCGTCGCCCGCATTAATAACCGCTTGGTGGTTAACAATATTAATACCGCTAATTGTGCCAGTTTTTTGGTCTATTTCAATGCCAGAATGAGCCGTCGTAGTTCCATTAAAATTGGATTCACAATTGACCATAACCCAAATGGTGCAAGTTCCACCATTTGTAAATATTTGCATTCCTGATCCAGTGGCGGAATCACACAAAAGGTCTTGTAAATACAAACCTTTAACGGTTTGACCAGTAGGTGGGTTTGCTAAAAAATTATTGCCATTTTGCAACAAATCCACATTGTTCATATATAGGCCGCTGACGTTGTAGCAAATTACACCATAAGTGTGCCCGCCAACGATGCTATCTACAATATACACATCCTGCACAACAGAGCCATTAGTACCGATAACTATTCCAGCATAGCCTGAACTACCACGCAAATTCACATTTTTGATTACGTTAATAAAATTGTTAGCGTAACCATCAATTTGAATATCTATGTACCCGTGGTTTGGGGCATCATTATCAAAGGTAACGTTCTGAATCAGGCAGTTGTAGGTTTGGGTAAATAAAATACCCGCATCAGCAGTCCTATTAACAGATGTCCTGAAATTCATGTTTTCAATGGAACATCCGCTTGGTGTTACGGTTGAACTTCCAACGCTGATTACGTTGCCTGTTGCAAAACTGCTTTTAATGAAAGTAGCATTTATCCCTGCACCAACAAGGTGAATGCCACTATACGTCCAAGAGATACCGCTATTCAGTATGTATGTCCCCGCAGGAAAATACACTGTACCACCACCAGCCGTACCCGCCGCGTTTATCGCTGCTTGTATTGCTGCCGTGTCGTTCGTTGATCCGTTGCCTGTTGCGCCAAAATCTTTGACGCTAAAAATATCAGCAGCTTTTGATTGCCAAGTGCGCGTGGTTGCGCTTGTTCCGGTTTGCAAAAATCCTTGGAACGACGGCGTTACAGTACCGTTTCCTGTGTATGCATAACCAGTTGGGCCGGTCGGAAGAGTAGCATTTATACCAGCTGGACCAGTTGGACCTGCTGGGCCGGTGGGGCCCGCGACGTTTGAAACACCAGCTGCGCCCGTTGGGCCCGTTGGCCCGGTTGCGCCGATTGAGCCTGTTGGACCCGTTGAACCTACACCCGGACCCGTTGGTCCGGTTGGGCCATTTGGACCCGTTGAACCTACACCCGGACCCGTTGGTCCAAATGGACCCGTCGGGCCCGGAACTGAGGAAGGCGCCCCTGTTGGGCCGGTTGGGCCGGTTGCGCCGGTTGGGCCCGTGGGGCCCGGAACTGAGGAAGACGCCCCTGTTGGGCCGGTTGGGCCGGTTGGGCCAGTAGGGCCGGTTGGGCCATTTGGACCCGTTGCGCCGGGAGGACCGCCAGAAGGTCCTGTTGGACCAGCTGGGCCCGTTACGCCTGTGGCTGGACCAGTTGGCCCAACATTTCCTTGCGGGCCCGTAGGGCCGGTCGGACCATAGTTTGCAGCCGCTACCCATGTAGTGCCATTGGCTGTAAGAACATAACCCGCAGGTGTTGGAGGAACAAATTGAACAGAACTTGTCCCATTTCCAAGAATAACGTTATTTGCGGTTAAGGTAGAAAGACCTGTTCCACCCCTTGAAACGGGAGTAACCGCAGAGTCTGTAATCCCAAAATCACCGTTTATGGTATCCAAAAAAACAGTTATCGTTGTGCCTTGTTGGATTACAATTGTTGAACTGTTATTGCTATTTGCAAGAGTTACGGTGTAATTACCCGACGTTTCGTTGGTTACAATCCATGTGCCGCTAATATTAGGAAAATAAACACTGACCGGAGCCGAAAGCGCACCTTGCAACAAAATTCGGAGTGCTTGCGTTCCCCCCGGTGCGCCTGTGTTTGGAGCAGAA